CCGATGAACTTCTCCATATTCGGCACCCGGAAGGCTCGCAGCAGGTGCTTGATCGCCTCAGGCCTCGGGATCTCCGGCAGGCGGATGAGGAACTGGAACAGGGCCAGAGCATCCTCCCGCTCTAGCTCCTCGAAGAGCGGCTTCATACTACCAGCCTCGACGGTGATCTTCCAGCGGGCCTTGAACATATCGGTACGAACCGCCTCGAAGATGGGCTCGTCTTCTGTCTCGGCGGTATTGACCAGGAAATTGATCGGCGTATAACGCCTGTCAGCAAGAATCCGCATGAAGTTATGAGCGGTGGCCTTGTAGACCTCAGCCACCTTGTCCTGCATCCATTCCCGGTTCAACTGCCCGAAGGAGGCTATCAGGCTGGCCTCAGTAGCGGTCCTCGCAGGACCGCCTCCCAGAGCCAGCTGGCTTACTTGAAGCACCTGCTCCTCGTATTGACGGGCGTCTGACTCCAGGCCCAGCTGGTCCTGCTGGACGTTGTTGGTGGGCATCTCCGCAAAGGAGTTATTCACATCGCTGACCCAGGCGATGGTATCTTCGTCGCCCCGAGCGATCTGATCCCCGATGTTCGGATTCTCAGCCATCTCGTTCTTCTGGCCCAGAATCTTGCGGGTGTTCTGCTTCAGCAGGGACCTTCGCCTTGAAACCGACTCCACGATGAGCTTCTGCGTATCCTCGGCATACGCCATCATGGGCTTGCCGTAGAAGGTCTCATGCGAGAGGTCGAACCACAGGTCTTTATAGGGAAACCCTCCCTGCACCAGATACCCGCCTGAAGGCGTGAAGTGGCCGGTCAGCTTCTCTTCCCCGGTGATGGGGTCCCGAGAAATCTCCGACTGCCCGGAAAGGAAAGGATGGTCGATATACTCCCCAGGCTGCTGAACGCCCTCCCCGAAGGTGAGCCGCTTCTGATGGATGCGGTCGTGGAACTCCCGCAGGATGACAAACTTGCCATCGGTCTTGGACTCCTCCACCGCCTCACTCTCGCCCTCCATATCGCTCTCCAGCATGTCGGCCAACATGCCGTCCTCGTCATTCTCCTTGGAAAGAGGCTTGATCTCGTTCCTGAACTTCTTAGTAAAGCGCTCGTCCTGCTGAACGAACTCATACGGCACCAGCATCTTCTCCCACACATATCGGGCGTGAGAGAGCTTGTGAGGGGGCGTCAGAGGGTCTGGGAACATATTGAAGGGTGAAACCCGCATACAGAAGACATTGCCGTTAGCCATGTCGTCGTTGGATATATAGGGCGGCACCACATCCTGATCGCCGGGAGGGTTGACGCCGTACTTGACCCAGCCGATGTAGCAATAAAGGGCATCGAAGATCTGCTGCTGGACTTCCGCCTTGGCCCCGGTTATCTCAAGGAGCGCATTGCATATACGCTCGAGGATCTCCGCCTGGAAGGACATGGTCTGATTTTCCACTCGCATGAAGATGCGAGGGTAGTTGAAGGCGATAGACGTAATGATCTGCCGGGTCAGGGGCAGGAAGCGGGAGATCTTCACCACCTTATCGGCGGGCAGCTTGGAAACCTTCAGGTCGAGATTGTATTGCTTGATGAGCCGGCGCCATTCCTCGTGCTTGGGCTTCATCCACTTCTCGCAGGTGTCGAAGGTCTTGTGGTAGAAGTCCAGCTGCTTATCCGACAGTTCCTCGAACCGCGGTCTCTGGGCTATTTCAGTCATGCGTAAACCTGTTCCTCTTCAGCCCGATCCAGCTCCTCCAGCACGTTGCCGCCGAAAAACGGGTCCCTGTTAGCAGCCGGAGCAGGTCGAGCAGGGCGATACGCATGCATACAGGCGTATCGAAGACGATCTCCGGCATGATCGTCAGATCGAGTGTCCACATCCTCGGGATTGTTCTTGTCCCGCGGCAGATTGGGCAGGGTCTCAAGCGTATTCCGGTTCCATTCACCGGAAAAGACGAAAAACTTCTTCCGCTCCAGTAAATCGTTGAGAACGCGCCAGCCGGTGATGCGGTCGTTGTTCCCCTTGGACAGATAGAGGCCGTTTTCGGCAAATACGTCCGCCGGGGAGTGATTGACCACTTCGGTGAGGCGCCGCTTGGCCCACATGGAGGGATCTGCCCAGATCGAACCTGGTTTCCTACCGCCACCGGACTTGAGCTGCGTAAAAGGACAGGATTCGATCATTTTGTTGATTTCGTAGGCGTGAGAAGAGGCGGCAGCCCCGCCGCGATGGTATTCGCTGATCTGGTAGAGGTTGTTGTCGTAGTCGATGGTGTGAAGGGCGAAATTGCTGGGAGCCGCCTCCCCGTAATCCAATGCTCCGAAGAGCGGCCAGCCTTCAGGGATCTCAAACGGAGGGATGGCGACCTCATGCGTCCTCCAGTTGCTGAAAAAGCTCCCTACCGCCACCTCCCAGTCTCCCTCGAGCCATGCACGGACTAATTCCGGGTCCCCGACGCTCTTCAAGCGCTCGATATAGCCCGGATCGCGGTCCAGAAGGATCTTGTTGTCGGTGATATTGCCCTTGATGAACATTCGATCCATGGCCGAAGCCCCGTCTCGGATCATCTGCCCACCGGCAGGAAAGGGATCGATGAAATAGCGCTTCACCGCCTGATGCCCCACACCACCCGGATTCCCCGAGGCGCGAATCCGCATGTTCTTCACCCCTACAGAAGAGCGCAGACAGGCCTTGAGCTTGTGGTAGGCCTTCAAATCCGGCCAGTTGGTCAATTCATCGAACGCAATATGGGTATACTCGTGCCCCTGGTAATGCTCGGCGTCCGCCTCGGTCTCCATATGGCGAAGACGCAGGGTAACCGTGCCTTCGGGGTGGGGAATCCTAAACTCATGCACTCCGACCTTATACTCAGTACCGGGGAAGGCCTTGAAGAGAATCTTCCGGCCTTCCTCCACCACCTCGTCGAGTTCCGGGTAGGTCTTCCTGAAGATTATCCCTCTCCAGGCAGGACCATACTCAGCCACATCGGCGGCGAAGTCCCCGATCAGCAGGGATGTCTTGCCCGGACCCCGAGAACCACCCACAAACAGCTCTGGGATGAACGGAGCCCGAATGGTCATCTCCTGCATCCCCGGCTGGGGCTGCCAGGGCTGGGGCTTTGCTATCATCGATGCTCTATGATCTGAGCCAGATTCGACTCAATTACCTGGTAGTTGCCCTCGGCCACCCAGTAGATAATACCCCCACCGGACTCTACAGACGGCGACGACGCTCCCAGCCGATCGAGAGCCTCCTGTGCCGCGTCCCTGACGCTAAAGGCCGGAGGAGGCGGGGGAAGAGGAGCAGTAAGCTCCTGCGCCGCCTCCTTGACCACAGTGGGCACCGTCTTCTTCGGAGCCTTCTTCTTTGGTGCTTTGGACTTTGCCATGAGATTCACCTCGTAATGGGCTAATAGGAGAAGAGGCCCTACGGGGCCTCTTCAACAGCTACCATCTGCGCGTTCTGAGCCTGCCACTCCTCGTAAGTCTCCGCCCGAGGAGGTAGCCTGAGGCCCACCTCGCCTGTATGAGTTACCTCTACCACCTGCTTATCGTCCCCAACCTCCTGACGGATGGCGGTGAGAACCTTGATTTTCAACTGCACCTGCTTCTTATCCAAGTCTTGAAATAGCTCTGAAAGGCAGAGAACCCGCTCCTTCCGATCCGCCAGCGGCACGTCGTCGAAATTACGACGCCAGAGATCCATCTGCCGCTTGAACTCCGCCTGAAACTCCGGAGATCGCCGCCAGCGGTTCACCGTAGCTCGAGTAACGCCCAGCGTCTCAGCAATCAACGCCCCGGTATCCTTCTTCCCGTTCCGCTCCGTCAGGAGCAGGGCTATGGCCTTGTTCTGGTCGTGCTTGAGCGGTGAGTTCGTAGTGTCCACAAACTCCATCAAGCGGTCCGTGTCAACATTTACCCGTGGCAATAGAACCTTCCTGTCGGAACCAAATAAAAAAAGAGGGTCCCCTGACCTCTCCCCAATAGGCCAGCAAGACCCTCGTTTCCCCTATTGCGTTCAGGCCCCCTACACTCCCCTTAGGTAAGGAGCCCAAGTCCAAGTAACAACGATCCCCCCCAAAAGTCAAGCCAGCCACATAGCGGGACAAGGAATCCAGGCGCTGAAATTCCTTGTCCCGCTACCCCGATAGTAGCACCCGCTACGCTGATAGTAGCGGCGCGTCGCGAAAACGTCGCGGGAACGTTCCGACGTTCCGGTAATACTATAGGCGTCGGAACAACGTTGCTATGTAAAATGGCCCCCTCCCCGAAGGGGGGGCCATTTTACAACCCTTCTCGTTAGCCTCTCACTGCGCGTTAAGCGACATAAGCGACCAAAGGCACCCCTTATGTCGCTTATGTCGCAGACTACCGGTCCCTACCGGTAGGGAAATTCCACAGACCGGTAGCGGTAGGAAAAGAAAGACGGGAAAATGAACTGACCAGATTATCATATTCCGACCGATTCATTTTCCCGCTAGACCGAGACTAGCAATTTGCTAGTCTCGGTCTAGCGGGGCCTCCCCCCTCGAGATGTAACGCCTGATGTTACGGGATGTAACGCCCCATGTTACGGGATAAGGATCTCAGAGCCCGAAATTCCTTGTCCCGCTAGAATAACTCTAGCGGACCCCATCCTCAATATTCTCAATATTCTCAGAATACCTTGCGGGGGGTATTTATGAGAATATTGAGAAGACCCCCCCCGGGTTAACATCGATCCCAG